CGCCATCACGCTCTCACATCGCAGCATCAAATACCCCTGCTGCAATGCGAACTACGAACCTATCCCAATTTTCACACCAGATTGGGTCCATCAGATCCTCAACCAATGTATACGGGATTGGCTGCACAACATTACAAGAATCAAAGTAACACTCAATCCTAAGTTGTGTAGAAATGTCAACGCCATAAAGCCGCTCAACCAATTCTCTAGACTTGGGGCTTATAGGTTCTTTATCAAATCTGGAAGCTTTTGGCTGGGACATAACCTGCTGAGTCCACCAGTCCAATTGTCCAGGACGATCACAATCAAATCGTGCTGAGTACCCTTCAGTTACCCGGATTGCATATCTGGCCAAACTCTGGGCGATCGGACAGTGACGTAACTCATACCACAAAGACATTCCTTTTGCACGCAAGAGTTCCATCATCACCTTCTCACCACCATACTTGGCTGACGCTGACGTCCAGCCGAATTTAGCCAACAATTCCCTCGGGTCGCTCACATTCTCATGAACGCCTTCAGCACTCACCAAACCGCAAAAATCAGCCTCACACAGTTCAGTGACCATTTTCAACTTCAAATGCATCCCAACTTTCTTGTAATCGTCTTCAGTCGGGAGCAGCTTTGGGTCAATCGTATCATACCTAAAAACCCCGTCATCACCCTCAACAATCCCGTCGCATTTTACGCCCTTACAGTGCGCTACATACAATGAAATCATCAAGTTAGTGAACCCATTACCAAGAGATGTGCACATGTCACCAGACATACGCACACCATCAACCTCAAACGAGTATACAGGATTGTAGCATCGATTTCGACCTCCCAATGCCTTCTTAACAATTCGTAAAAATTCGGCCCTCCCGGGCACCGTAGGCGCCAACGAGTGAGCATAAAGTTGAAATTCGCACACGCGCAGCAACTCGGGCACCATATGCGCCTCAAAGGCAGTATGGTCGGTGACAGCGTACGTGCAGAGGGTATCCACGTGCAATCGCTCGTGCAGGAACTTGGAGCGTTCCAACACTGGCACGTGTTTGACAAAGAAATGGCTGGTTGGTCCATTAAACAAGTTTTGTTCAATTGACTTAAACTTTGGTCCAGTAAACATCTT